CGAGAGGATCGAGCATGATAAAATATCATGGAAGACTTATCATAATGACCGGAGCGATCGGGTAGGGTACGACAGTATTTTCAGCCAGTCCAATATGTCAGTTCCGATGACATCTTTGATCGTTGATCATTTCATGGCACGGGCCGAGGATGAGATCACAGGCACAAGCCCATACTTTAAATTTGAAGCACAGGGTGCAGCCGATCAGGAAATGGCTGAAGCCTTTGATAAATATTTTAATTGGAAGCTTGAGGATGTGGCTAAGACCCGCGAAAGATTGGAAGAATCCTATCTTCATCTCTTCATCCAACGGGCTTTGATTTTAAAATCTACCTATAAGGAAGAAATTTCCACATGGTACGATTACGAAAGAAATGGACTGTTCAATAATGAACGCGGAGAATTTGAAGAGATTCCCGGAGAAGGTCCAATCATTGAAGGAGAGGCACAATTTATTCCTGAAATGAATCCAATGACCGGAGAGACTGAGATGCGCTTGGCAACAGATCCAAGCTTTCAGATGATACCCGGTGTCCACGAATTTCAACCATTACCCCAAGGAGTTCCGACCCAACAGGTAAAGTACAAAGGTCCCAGGTCGGAGGTCATAGATTCCGACCGTTTCCTCTGCCCCACGACCTCCGAGTCTCTGGATTCATCCGATATCATTGTGGAAATGTACGATAAGGATTTACGCTGGGCGAATAGCATGTTTCTTGAGCGTGAATGGTTATCCTTTGGCGATTTTTACAACTTGGTAAACAAGGATGCTAATCCAAGAAGTCCGATCGAAAAAAATGAGGAAAGGACGGAGAATTTAGATTTTGATAATGAGGAAAATCCGAGCATTCAGGTTCTTGAATGTTGGATAAAAAGAGATGTTCTTGGAACGGGTCAGCCTCAGGAATTCTGTGTATTCATAGATCCGGAGACTGAGAAACCAATTTATTACGAATTTGTGGCAAAGCTTACCCCCGACAACAGGATTCCGTATACGGCCGTATCCATCGGTAAGGAAAGAAATCGATGGTGCGGTCGTAGCTTGCCTGAAAGAATCAGATCTTTTCAGGAATATGTTGATAAACAATTTAATTCCCAAAGCTATCGGAATGAACTCGCAGCCAATCCGGTCATAGGTGTTAACCCGCAGGCCGTAGAGGATGAGCCGGAGGATGTAGAACTCCATGCTGGTAAGATCTTTGAATTAAAGGATCAATATAATATTGATGATTTTCTACAATTCTCTGCGATTCCAAATGTTGATGTACGCACTCAGGAACTGATCGATTTTATATTTGGAATTGTTCAGCTCTGGCTGGGAGTTTCCAATATGGCACAGGGTGATTATCAGGCATTGGCTCCTGCTAATACAGCAACCGGAGTCGAAGCAACCTTGCGCGAAGCTTCTAAGATTGGTCGTCGCTGGATGCGCAGAATCGTTCGTGGATTCGAGGAGCATTTGACCAAGCTCGTTCAGGTATCCATGGCAACGATGGACGAGGAAGAAGTATTTGAATACATGGAAGGTGATGTCCGAGCCTTTGGTGTAATGACCCCGGATGCGATCAGGAACATTGGTATAAATACCAGAGTCATCCTGTCGCAGGACCAAGGCCAAAGGGCTATTGAGAAAGCAAATCTCGCATTGCAAACACAGGACAGATATTTCCAATCACCTCCCGAAATGCGTCCGTTCATTCGTCCTATGCTCAAGCGCATCCTCGATGCCATGGGCTTTGAAAGAACGGATGAATTATTACCTCAGGAAGCACCTCCCGATCCAAAGAGCGAAGCAGAAATTGCCAAGATGCTTGGTGATAATGCATCGGCCATGGAGAATGCCAATGAGCCAAAGGATGGAGTTTCCGCAGCAACCGCCGGCATGGGAAACAGTAACCCACAAGGCATGAACCAATATCAGGGGTGAGAAAATACCGGAACATAAAGGGTAACCTTCAGCCCAAACGGATTCTCAAATATTCTGAGGAATGGATTGAATACCGTAAAAAACGCGGTGCCGATTCGGTTAAGGTTGAGCATTGTGATGTTGATACAGATGGATTTCACGATGCTATTGTTCGTGATTGGCGCAGCCCTGCATTAAAAAAGCAGCAAACTTGTATTATCCCGGTTCCAGAAGGCGGGCCACTCGATTTAACCGCTCAAATTCAAATACCCCAAGGAGGCCCGCGGGACTTATCCGCCCTGATTGCTCCTCCAGGTAGCGGACCGCTTCTTTTGGAGGCCAGTGTATACCAACCCGCTTCTCTTACCGGGCTCCCGTATGACGATAGAAGCACGGTCGGATGTGCTGATGTAGGTGTACCCAAAGTGACACCCTCTTCAATACCCAATTATGACTCTAAGATTCAAATAGGCACTGCTATTACATTTATATTAGTGGATACCTGTGGCGTAGGATCCGGGACTCCGCCAACCTTTAGATATACATTCCAAAGCTGGTCAACTAACTTACCGATGACGACGAGTGAAAAAAGTAGTCCTAATTGGGACGGTACAGGTCCTTGGATTAGCGGCGGAGCCTACACTGCGCGGCCGATTTACACGCGGGAACAAATTTCATGACCGATATAGTAATTTTCGACCAACTCGCAGATATCAAAAAATTAACGACTGATGAAGCTTTTATACATCTTGAAAAACGCTTTCAAAAAGAAAGGGCCCGATATCTCTCAAAACTACTCGATCGAGACACTAGCCCGGAAGAGACTCTTCAGATCAAGGCAATCATTAACGCAATGGAAACGCTATCGCCGGTGGCTCTTGCGGAGAAAACGCTTAAGGTCGAGGCGAAGAACCGAAAAGTGAAGCATCCCGAGCTGTTCAAAGTAAGAAGAAACGCAACCGATTGATTAAAGAAACTTTGAGCTTCAAACTTAATCTGAGGATTTATACTTATGGCAAAAACTGTAATACTTAGATGGACTAACCCCGCAGAAGTTGGGGATATTGACACAGTTGAAATATACCGCAAGACGGGTGATCACACTGATGTTACAGACTACGAAGCGTTTCGTACAGATGCCGTGCTTGTAAAATCTGAAGCTGTCGGAGATGCAGACACCACCCAAACATATACAGAATTGAATGTCCCGACGGGTAATTACACATACGGAGCTTTTTCAAAAAATGCCGGAGGATTCGGTCCCGGAGATCTTATTAACTCTTCTTTAACCGTTTCATAATAATCATGCGCTACGGAGATTCTATTGATACCATCCCTCATGTAGGCCAGGAGCCGGAAGGCGGAGGCGGAGGAGGGACGCAAGGACCTCCAGGCCCAGCGGGGCCGCAAGGACCTGCGGGAGCCGACGGAGCGCAAGGACCTGCGGGAGCCGACGGAGCGCAAGGACCTGCGGGAGCCGACGGAGCAAAGGGAGATCAGGGACCTGCGGGAAGCGGAGGTTCGGAAGTAATCGATAGCAATCACCAGCATAACCTTGCAGATCTATCCGTAGGCGACAGTTTTTATGTCTCGGATACCGGTACACATAAAATGTGGCAGGGCACCGGATTTATTGAATTTGAAAAAGCGTTGGAACCGCTCGCGGTTGATGCTATCGAGACGGATAGTTCCTTTGCGGATGAGGCATCTTCAGGATCTGCCGGAGCTTTTAAATATTCCGCGGTCAACGGTGATCATCTTTATATTCATGACGGAACCGAGTGGCACCATATTAACGGCGCATAATGGGGGATATTAAAGTACACAACAGTGCCGGGGTTAATGATAATCCCCAAACGGTTACAAGTGTAAATAATACAGTAGGCCGCGTAATTGATCTATTCATGACCAAGCAGGAGATGGAGGAATTGAATAATCAGGTAGCAGCCAACTCACAAAATGTTACCGAAATGGTCAAAGACGCACCCGTCAGTTTAAACTCTTTCAAGGAAGTCTCTGATAATCTGGATGTTGACTCATTTCTCGCTGCATTGGAGGGCGAAGAATAAAAAATCATCCAACCGATTGAGAAAGTCCGAGATATCCCTGAATATTCGTTAAACCTTAATCACTCATCTCTATGGCTAATATTTTATCATCTTTAGGATCAGCAGTAGCAACAAAACTCGGGGAAAAATTATCGCTTGAAGGCGGTACTATGACAGGAGCCTTAGTTGTTCAAGATCCATCAGCATCTAATCACGCAGCAAATTTAGGCCAGGTTGAAACCCTGGAATCTAAAATCGGAAGTTATGCCAGTTATGTGGCAACCTTTGCTGATGTAACAGTTACCATTGATAATACACAGGCAAACATTTTAGCAAACACAAGCAGCGCTCTCGGAGCAATCGGAGTAGCTAGCGATACCAGCAATATTTATGTATGGAACGGATCTTCCTGGGCAGCATCAAGCATTGATGATGTTCGTGATGATTTCATAACCATCACCGCGACCATTAATTTATCCGGCGATACAGAATCAAATATCGTGGCGACCGAGAGCCCATCCGCCGGAGATATCATGTACGGAACGGATACCGATGATCTTTATGTCTACTCCGGATCCGACTGGCACATTTATAACAACGATTCCTAATTAGTTATGACCGATATTAACACATATACCGCGGCAG